GCATTGACTGCTGCTCACGAGTAAGGGCCTTTGATTTAAGAACTGCATGAAGACTCTTAAAATTAGAATCTTCGGCCAAAGCCCCCATAATCATTCCAGTGTCTTCACTGTATACATTAGCACGCTTAAGTAAATCAGCTTCAGTATCTGTCATATAGGGGGTTGGATCGGATTCCTTATCCGGCATAGTAAATTTCATATCGCGCTCTTCCAAAAAACGAGCTACTGCAATATGATTAAATTCTGGGAAATCCTCATGTACCGAACTCTTAGCGTCATCACCATAAGTTATAAGTGAACACACGCTACGAAATTCAGGAACATTTATGCGATCTTTAGTAATGTGATAATAAGCACATCGAAAAAGAAGAGCATTGACTACAGAATTCACATAAACCGTAAGATTCTGTCCCGAAGGATTAGAACCATAATGCTGGATCAGGTCTCCATTATATGCCATCAAAGGATAACATATATCCGTGGCTATACCCTCCATGATAATTAAATCACGTTCGGAATAACCACACTCCTTCGCAATATCCATCATAATGCGAAAACCAACAAACATTACCTGTGCTGGCATTCTAAGATCGTATTTGCTATAATCACCAGCAAGAATACGATCCTCACCAAAGCGTTTAACGTGCTTAGCCAATTGATCCCATTCTGGACCCTGAGCATTAACACCTACTGCACACTCGGAATCAAGAGGAAGCATAGATAAAATGCGAGCTATTGGAAGATAATACTTACGTACCAACAGCTGTAATGCTATTGGTGCTCCCTGAAAAACTCTAACTTTATCCTTGGTTAATTCGGTTGGCTCATCCTTCAAGCATGCTTTAAAAATAGGATACGCTCTCTCTCCATTTAAGTAGAGATTCTCCATCTCATAAGCATGATCCCAAAAGCGCTGTTCTAAAATAGCAGGACATTGATGTGTCGGATGATCTGTCGATGGTAAAATTGTTATATAATTCGACTTAGGACCCGACAAAGGAAAACCAATGGATGTGTTAGATTTCATTTTATCAATAAAACGCTTTCCATCAATCCCACATATAACTTCCATCTCCGTCAATGGCCTCACACCCAAT